CGTCTACGGTTTCTTTAATAGCTTTAAAGATAACACCAACTTCGTCATCAGCTTCAAAGTTTCCTTTGTCGTCAATTTCTTTTAATGTTTCTTGTGTTTTGACTATTCTATCCGCATAATCTTCAATCCAATCTTCTAATCGTTCTGTCTTTTCTGTTAAGTTCCATATAACATATCCCTCAAGTAAAACTACTAAAACTAATAATATGTATCCTATCATTTTTTCTCTCCAAATAGTTCGTTAAATATATCTTTTGCGTCTGTTGATTTAGTAAACTTTTCTTTTACTTCTGTATCAACTGCTTGTTTAATTTTGTTTACTGATTTCTCAACTTTCTTTGCATCTTTCTTATTACCTGTCTTCCACATATCTCTTTCGTAATATGTAGCCATCATATCAGCCTGATGAATTATGATTGGTAAGTGTGTTCTTAACATCATTGTTGGCATTGATGTTTTTAAATAAGCTTCATTTGCTTTAACATACATTCCGTCTGCCAATCTAATACCATAGAACTCTTGTTTGGAATATTTAATTCCATATTGTTGTAATAAAAAGAAAGACCTATCTGTAACGTCCATATGTTCTATGTCTGGATTTACATTATAAATCTTACCTTGATTCTTAATATGCCACTCTGATTCATTTGGTGTATAGAATTCGTTTCCGAGTTCATCACCACATTTACCCAAGTCGTGATGCATAGCTGCAAATATCAATTCTTCATCTGTGAAGTCAATTGATGCTCCTGCATCTTCCCATATTTTTTTAATCTGTTGTGAGAATTTAATCACGTGTAATATGTGTTCTACATATCCACCGACTTTTGAATTATGATAGTGTTCTACTGAACTTGCTGGTGCTACGACCATTCTATCTTCTAAGTCATCATACATATGGTTTAGTTTATCTAATCTTAAATCACTAAATGTATCGTTGATAATTTTTCTTAATGTTTTATAATTATCTGTTATTTGTTGTTCTGTTAATGTCATCTACCTACTTCTCCTAAGTATTTTTCTTTTGTTTCTTCCCAAGACATATCCATAATGTCTGAGTAGAAAAGTTGTTCTGGTTTTAATCTGTTTTCTGAATGCAATTTTTCATATCGTCTAATTGCTTTTGGTTTCCACCAATTAATAATTCTGTCATAATCTAATTGATATTTTTCTTTCATTATTAAATCTTTTTCATCTATATTACTTCTAAAAAATTCTTTTCCATTTTCATAAAGGTCTGCAAAGTAAACACCTCTTTTAAATCCGTGTTGATAATCTTTTGCTTTCATACCAAGGTGTTTAAATATTCTATTGATTATATTGTTTTTTGGACCCGTTGCGTTTACGGCTTTGTGATGTTCTTCAGGGTGGTTTTCTTTTAACCATTGATTCCAAACTAAGTAAATACTATCGTCTGGTTTTAAATTGATTTGTCCTGCAGTTTCTCCAAGAGTTTTCCAATGTGGTATTCCATTGTATTGTGAGTGAACTCCATATAATGCAGTTGTTGTAATTCCAGCTAATGTTTGGTTATAAGCTTCTTTCCATTTATTTCTGATTGTGGAACAAGTAACCAAAGCTGATACTAACTTACCACCCAAGAAATTATATCCAAGTGGTTGAGTTGCTATGATTGAAGTTCCAATTGCAGTGTGTTGTAGTTTTGCATCATCTAATTTATTTTCTTTAGTCCAACCTAAAAATGCATCTCTAACTTTAATAGATACAACGTCACTACCCATACAAATTACACCCAAGTATTTATTTGTCTTTTTGTCTTTGACAAAAAACTTTTGATTACGACCTGGATTTGCAACGAACTCCATAGACGAAATACCCTGTCTTAATAAAGTCCAAGTTTCATTATCGGTTGTATGTTCTACGATTGGTTCTAAGTCTTGAATTTCTTGTATTGTTTTTTCTTTATCAGATAAATCTGTTGGTGTCCACATCTGTTGTTGGACCTTATCTAACTTATCTGCTTTGGAACGAAGTTTATCACTCTTGTTAAACTCTTGCCATTTTTTATATAGAGTTTGTTCTTGAACTGACATAGTCTTTAACATATCCATATTGTCAATGAACTTTTGTTTATTCAATTCAAAATCAAAATCCTTTTCGTCTGAAAATTTATCAAATGTATAACTCAATTATAACCTCGTAATAATGTATAGTTGTAAAGATAAAACAATAAATGCTAATATTGTTCTAATGAACTCCATTAGGTGATTGTGTCTATCAAAAAATCTCTCAATTTTATACCATACTGATTGTTTGTATTTTTTATATTCTTTTTTACTCATAATTCTATAACCTTTTTTTATATTAATATACAACATTTTTGTTCCGTTGTCAAGAACTTTCTTTTAATTTGATATAAATTCAATAGTCTCGTTTAGATTTGCTTTCTTGATTTTAGCATCTGTAAACTTATATGGTTTAGTTCCTGGACTTTCCAAGATATCAATACGATTTACAAATCGTTGAT